ATTCGCTATCTACAAGCAGCACTTCCTAAAGCAGAAGACCAGCGGTAAGCGCTCGTATGTCTGCATCGGAGCTGACTGCCCACTGTGCGTTAAGCTACAGGACCGCCCTGAGAACAAGCGTGCATTCACCGTTGTAACCCTGAACTCAGAGTCAGGTATCCAGCGTCAAATGCTAATCTCAGGTGCTCGTCTTTACCAGGCCTTGCACGCAGCTCACTACTCACCACAGGGCCCTCTTACCAAGGGTTACTGGGCAATCATTCGCATCGGTAAGGGTCCACAGACTTCTTACACCGTCACCCCTATCAAGGAGCGCGACCTCGAAGAGGACTGGAACCTAGATGCTGAAAAGGCATCTGCTGCAGTAACCTCTGCCGAAGTTTACACTCGCAACCTCATCAAGGAGCACTCACTAGAGGAACTTGACGAGATTGTTGACTCGCTTATCTAGATAACCTAGCGATTGGCGGGGGACTAACCTCCCCCGCCTTTTGCGCTATTGCCAGGATGCCAAATGAACATTATTACAACTGCCGAACAACTAACCGAGATGGTAGATTACTACCTCACTCAAGACGCGTTTGCCTACGACGTTGAAACCGTAGGCCCCTTCCGAGGCCTCACACCTGTTAACGAGGTCTTATGGATTACACTAGCCACACATGGCCGATGCGACGTTATCCCAATGGGTCACCCACATGGTGACTTTATTGAGGAGATATTTCCGCTAACAGGTCAGGGAGAACTCCGTAAGCAAAAGGGCCTGGCTCTACGCCCTAGTGACTACAGCCGTGACGCTAAGAAAGCCACTAAACTATTTGGCCCAGCCCCCGAGCAACTGTTTCCGGCTGAGGTATTTAAGGGACTAGAGCCCTTGATGTTTAACGAAGACATACTAACCATAGGTCACAACTTAGTATTTGACCTTACCTCCGTAGCTAAATACTACGGCGGCCGCGTACCAAGCGGTCCGTACTTCGACACCATGGTTGCGTCTTTTGTTTCAGATAATCGCAACAAGAACAAATGCGGCCTTGCTGACTGCCTTAAGCGTGAGTTTGGCTACGAAATGGCCAAGGGCGTTGGTAAAGAGGTAGAGGTCTACGACTTCAACACCGTTGCCAAGTACGCATACCTAGACTCAAAGTACACATTCCTGTTGTGGAAGTCGCTGGTTCCAAAGCTAGAGGCTGGAGACCTAGGGCGCGTGTTCTCGCTCGAGATGGATGTTCTAGCCGTTCTATGCGACATGAAACTTACTGGCGCAACTATTGATACCGAGTCGCTAAAGCAGTTAAAGGCCGACCTGGAGGAAAAGGTAGAAGAGGCTCGCGGCAATATCTACAAGGCCGCTGGGCGTGAGTTTAATATCAACTCCAATCCAGAGAAGCAGTTACTACTGTACGGCCCTAAGTCAGAGGGTGGACGCGGCCTAAAAGCTCAAGTCCTAACGCCAAAGGGAACTCAAAAAGACCGTGAAGATGGCGACCTGATGCTATCTGACTACTCAGTGTCGGCCGAGGCCCTAGAGCCTTACCGTGACAAGGACCCACTGGTTACCGCCATGCTGGAGTACGCCGACTACAACAAGTTGCTTTCTACTTACGTGATTCCGTATCTTGGCGGCGATGTAGAAAAGACAGTTGGCGGTAAGACCAAAGTAGAGACTAAAGATAGCCTGCTAATTAACGGTAAGTTGCACGGCGACTTTGTACAGATTGGTGCAGAGACCGGCCGTTTCTCAAGTCGTAATCCAAACCTGCAGAACGTGCCAGCTCCGCACACGTCGCATGGCAAGGCCATCCGTAACCTGTTTGTGGCCCCTCCAGGTCACAAGCTGATTGTTGCTGACTACTCGCAGATTGAGCCCCGTGTTATTGCGTCGTTCTCGGAAGACCCGATTATGATGGACAACTACCTAAACGGCAAGGACATCTATACCACAGTCGGTGAGACTATGGGCGTAGACCGAAAAGCCGGTAAGGTGCTTGTACTAGCCATGGCGTACGGTGTTGGACCAGACAAGATTGCTAGCCAGATTGGTTGTACCAAGACTGAGGCCCGTGACCTACTTGACCGATTTGCCGCAGAGTTTAACTCAATCGCTAAGTATCGTGCAAAGGTTATTGGGGCAACTCGTCAAGGTACTCCTGTGCCATTCGTAAAGACCATCACGGGCCGCCGCCGCTACTTGCCTGAGATTAAGGCCAGAGACAATGGCGTACGAGCAGGGGCTGAGCGCCAGGCATTTAATACTAAGATTCAGGGCAGCGCCGCCGATATCATCAAGATTGCGATGGTACGTGCGCATCAGATGATTCCAAAAGGTAGTAAGATAATTCTTACAGTTCACGACGAGTTGGTGCTAACTACTCCAGCAGAGCTAGCAGAAGAAACCGCAGAAAAACTGCGCCAAGCAATGGAAGAGATACAGGTGTTAAAAGTGCCACTAATTGCAGACGTAAAGATTGTAGACCGTTGGGGAGAGGCTAAATGATGTACTCCGACGATGACAGGTCAGGTGAGGTTGAGATTAGCAAGATTCCGTTGACTACCCTATACCGCTGGTATATGTACGACATGAATGTTGATAACCCAAATAAACACCTAGACGTGTTTGATATCACCCCTGTTAGCGAAGAGGGTCACGAAAAAGAACTAGAGGAGTCGGGTCTTAGAACTAATAGGCTGGACCCCCTACTACCGCTAATAAACCTGTATGCGAGCATGAACGCGCAGTATGTTTTTGAGATGCAAAAACAGGACCTAATTGAGTCCGGCTTAATTACGGCGGAAAAACTAGACAATGACAAAGGCTCCTTAAAGCAGTTATACAAACAGATAACGTTTTCAGGCCTACTTACCATGCTTGCAAGTGCGCTAGAGCTAGGTCTAGTGCACCTCGACAGCTCACAGATTGACATAGATTAGGACAAATATGAGTAACTCATGGTGGGCTAACAAGCTCGGAACTACGCCTCAGCAGCCCTCACAATATCCAGCACAGGTGCCACCGTCACAAGCACCGATGCAGCAGATGCCTCAAGGCGTACCGCAACAGGAGCAGCGACTACCACAGAGCGCCACAGCGTATTCTCGTTGCCCAAACTGCTCTAGCGGAAACTACGGAAAGATGCCGGGCATGCCTGAAATCGAATCACGCTGCTACGATTGCGGCTACCCGCGTATTCAGTCTGGTACCGGAATGCCAGGCATGCACGTGCCGTCTAACGGCAACACCGTTGCTGCTTCACAGATAAGCACCGCAAATAACTTTAACCCAGGCACTATTATCGGAAAGATTGGCTAATGTCACTAGACAAAGTACTTGCACAAATAAACAAGAAGTACGGGGAGAACACCGTCGTACTAGCATCTAAGGTAGCTAAGCCAACTCGTTTTCCTAGCGGGTCATTGTCACTAGACATGATTCTTGGCGGTGGCTGGCCTACTAACCAGTGGCACGAGATTATCGGAGAGGCTAGCAACGGCAAGACTGCCCTGGCCCTAAAGACTATTGCCATCAACCAGAGGCGCGACCCTAACTTCACGACCATCTGGATTGCTGCCGAGGAGTGGGTACCAGAGTACGCTGAGATGTGTGGCGTAGACCCAACCCGCGTTCACGTGTTTACTAGCAACGTCATGGAAATTGCGCTGACCGCTGTCCTAGAGTTCGTAGAGACCCAGGAAGTCGACTGTGTAGTTATTGATTCGTTGCCTGCCCTGGTCCCGTCTGCTGAAGACGAGAAAGAGATGGACGAATTTACCGTTGGCCGTGGGGCTATGCTCATGGGCAAGTTCTTCCGCAAGATGGAGAAGGCCGGAAAGCGTGACCTACTCGGCGGAGAACGCCCGTTCATTGGTCTAATTATTAACCAGTGGCGAATGAAGATTGGCGTAATGTACGGAGACCCGCGCACCACCCCAGGTGGCGAGGCAAAGAATTACTTTTTCTTTACCCGCATTGACGTCAAGCGTGACGAATGGATTGAAACCGGCACCGGCCAGGAAAAGCGCAAGGTAGGCCAGACTATCAAGTTCCAGACCCGTAAGAACAAGTCAGCTCCCCCAGGCCAGACTGCGTACACCGACTTCTACTTTGACGACGGAGGCGGTATTGACAAGGGCGAGTACGACTACGCCAAGGAGATTGTAGCCTTGGGTATCCTAAACAAGATTATTACTCGTGCAGGTGCTTACTACCGTTACGCAGACCGCCAATGGCAGGGCGCTGACGCTATGCTAAATTCAATCCGCGAAGAGGTAGACCTACAGGAGACCTTGCAGAAAGACGTGCTAGGAACCCTAAAGCTTGCCTAGACCTAGAATTACCGACAACTGTATAACCTGTGGCCAGGGCCATTACGCAAAGGGTTTGTGTAAGCCCTGCTACATGGAAAAGAACAGGCAGAGTTTTAACCCAAATGTCAGCGGCAGAAAAACAGCCAAGGAAGTAGACCCAGAAGACTTTTGGGCGTTTGTCAAGAAGGAACTAAATATTGGCTAAATCAGAAGGCCAGAAGCAGTCACTCAAACACGAGAAGAGACTAGCTAAAGTCATCGGAGGTCAGCGTAGTGCTGCCTCCGGTGCCTTCTGGTTTCGCAAGGGAGACGTGCGGTCTAAAGACCTGTTGATTGAGCACAAGTGGACTGGTAAGAAGTCGTTCACGCTAAAGTCCGACGTTCTTGAGAAGATAACCACAGAGGCCATCCTAGACGGCCGTACGCCCGTTCTAGGGGTCAGCCTGAACGACGTCAACTACGTGCTGCTGGACGAAAACGATTTCTTAGAACTCCGAGAATATGTGCTACAATGCTTAGAGGAGCACACTGGAGAGAAGTAGCCCTACTACTTTTCGGAGCAACATTGAAGTCACCCTACGAGTCGTCTAGCGACACGCCCGGTTTTCTAACTTATGAAGGCTGGATGGAGCAGGCTAAATGTGCAGACACAGTCCCTGGCTCAAAGCCTCCGGTAAATGTTTATGACCCAGACTTGTGGTTTCCGCCCAGAGATAAAAGCCTTTACAAGCCTATAGCTGATAAAGCTAAGGCCATTTGCTATGGGAAAGATGGCAGGGGCGAGTGCCCAGTTCGCATGCAGTGCCTATTGTTTGCTGATAAGACTGATAAGGTTCACGGCATCTGGGGTGGGATGAGCCACCGTGAGCGGGCTGCTCTAAAACGAAAAGCAACACGCCAGGGAAAAACGTTAGAAGAGCTGGCTAAAAAAACAAAGTAGACAATCTAGAAGTTGTGTGATAGCTTCTTAGTCAAGGACGGTATAAATGGCTAAGAAAGCACCAGCACTAAAGAAACTTGCCCCAGGCGCATTGAAGAACTTTGTAGACGCAGGCAAATCAACTACACGAGTAATCGGTAAGGTAGAGCGTCACGTTCTGGCTAAGCCGATTGATAACTCGCGTTCATTCGATGGGCTACACCCATCAGCAATGGTGAGTAAGTACTGGTGCCATCGCGCATCCTACTTTCACCTGAAGGGTAATCACCCAGCACCAGAGCCGCGCAAGTTTAGCCGCGAGCTAATTTTTGCACAGGGCCACGCAATTCACGACACGTGGCAGACCTGGTTTTACGAGATGGGCACGCTGTATGGTTCATGGCAGTGCCGTGAGTGTTCAAACTACTGGACAGATTTAAGTCCCTCTAGGTGTATAAACTGCGGGTCAGACCGGGTTAAGTACAAAGAAGTGCCGATTGTACATAAAGACCTGATGATTACAGGTCACTCGGATGGTTGGCTGAAAGGGTTTGGCGATGACCTGATGCTGGAGATTAAGTCGGTAGGTGCTGGTACGTTTATGTGGCTAGACAAGGGCGCATGGTTTGCCAACGACCAAAGTTTCGACACAGCGTGGAAGAACCTTACCTCGCCGTTTGAGTCACACGTTGCACAGATTCAGTTGTACATGGAAGTGCTAAACCTTAGCGGGGTCACAGATGTCCCTAACGAGGCCGTAGTCCTGTATGAGGCTAAGCCCACACAGGCGGTAAAAGAGTTTATTGTACGCCGTGACACCTGGGCTATCCAACACATCATTGATGGTGCCAAACTTGTGGTAGACTCGTTGTCTAAGAATACAGCGCCGGACTGCAATGTTGGTGGAGCGCTAAAGTGCAAGCAATGCGAAGGGTTTAACGAATGAGCAAGAGTACGCTAATCACAGACGACGTCAGTAAGTACGTCCTCGATGAGATGGATAAGCAAGGGTTGTCGATTGACCGAGAGGTCGAGCTAGAGCGCCCGTCTATGCCAGCCGACATTACAGAGCTAGGCGACGAAGACCTGATGCTGTTGTACACCAAGTTTGCGGCGTATAGCGATTTCGTCAACACCCAGTTGTCCTGCGCTATCGTAGACGAGAAAGAACTAGAGCGCCAGGTAGATTACGAAGAGTCTATGGCGATGCTACGCCTGCAGGACTCGCACCCAAAGACCACAGTGACCGCCCTAAAGGCGATGGTCGATTCTGATGGCAACATCAAAGACTTGAAGAAAGCGCACATGAACAAGTACGCTTACCGCAAGGTGCTGGAAACCCTAGCGAACAACTGCGAGCGCAGCAGCGCCGTATGCAGCCGTGAGCTGACCCGCCGTACCTCGGGTGACAACTTCAAGACGCGCAACAGGAAGTTCAACGTCTAATGGCCAGAAGTAAGGCCAGTACGTTCGGCAGTTCAATCCCCTCCAAAGCAAAGCGCGTAGCGATTGGGATTGACCAGTCTTATTCGGGGTTTGGCGTAACCTTCATCGACATTGATTCAGGTACATATAAAACCGTAGTGTTTAAGGGCGAGGGTATCGGAGTAGACCGACTAGTTGATATTTCGATTAAACTAGGTGAGCTAATTGAGACTAACGTTCCATACGACGCTAAAGAAGTAATCGTGGCCATGGAGGGGTATGCCTTCGGGTCACAGATGGCAAACATGGCGGGAGAACTAGGGGCGACTGTTAAGTTGCTACTTAGAGACCTGTTACACAAGCACCACGGTGCATACCCATACATCATTCCACCGACAGTACTAAAGAAGTACGTAACTGGTAAAGGCACAGGAGTGCAGAAAAACCAGATGCTGCTACACGTGTTCAAGAAGTGGAACGTCGAGTTTAACGACGATAACGCCGCAGACTCGTACGCCCTAGCGCACCTAGCCGCAGGTAAATGCGACCTAGCCTACGAGCGCGAGATTTACCACAATATACAAGACCCAAAATACAGGGAGAAATAAATGCTAACAGCCATCATTACAATAGTTGCTGCGCTATCACTGCTAATTTTAATAGGGGTGGGCATAGCAATGACCTTGTCAGTAATATTCAACGCTGACCCGTACGACGATATCCACTACACCGATGATTAAGTTCATGTTGCGTAGTATTGCGCTCGGCATTTTGTTTGTAGGTGTTTTTGGGTTTGCTATCCAAACCGAAGGAAACACCGCATCGCCGATTTTAATATTAATAGCGGTCGCACTGATAGCAGTTAGCATAGATAACAATGCCGCTAACTAATACAGGATACTGCGACACCGGATACCACGACATGTGTCCCATTAGCCGAAGCGCAGAAACAGAGCTGCGTTGCAAATGCAGCTGCCACAGTTTCCCAGAAGACACCTCCAAATTAGCTACCAAAACCAAACAAAAAGGAAAAACAAATGTCAAACTATGAAGACTTTTCACGGATTTTTGATACCAACGGCGTTATACCTGTTGAGCTAACCACAGACCTGATGAAGAATGTCCGCAACAACGGTGCCAACAAGGAGTTCAACGACGCCCTGCAGTTTAAGTTCCAAGAAGCCAAGGCCCTGCTGCTACAGAAGCACGAGGACTACGGACCTACTAACATTTCAAACGCCCCTGGCGGCCCGCTGAACGGTCTACGAGTCCGTATCCACGACAAGAGCGCCCGCATCAACCACCTGCTAGACAGCGGTGTCGAGCCTAAAAACGAGAGCCTGCGCGATTCCTTCCTGGACATGGCCAATTACGCCATTATTGCCCTTATGGTAATCGATGGGGACTGGCCAGAAAAATAGTCAGTTAACCCACTGGTAGGGGCCAAAATACCTTTATAGTGGTAGTGCGGGAGAACCCCAACCACAATTAGAGGTATTAATGTCAGAAACACCAGAAGAAGACTTTTTGCGCGTAGGCGCAGGGAGCACGCCCCAGTCGGTGGCCTCGGCTATTGCCCACGCTATTTACGAAAATGGTCAGGTTAAGCTACGCGCCGTAGGTGCCGGAGCCGTAAACCAGGCCGTAAAAGCGATTGCAATTGCCAGCGGCTATACCGCCCCCCGAGGAATAAGCATCGTTTGTATACCAGGTTTCGCGTCTGTTGAAAGCAACGGCGACAAGATTAGCGCCATGGTATTCAAAGTAATATCAGTTAAGTAAGTACAAACCCGCTCTAGGTTGTACCCTTAAATTATCAATCCTTTAGGCCAAAGAGGTAACTAATGAACGAACCAAAGAGCAAATTCCCTACCATGGGGAACAGTGCCGCTACGACCGCTAAAAACGGTTCGGCAGAGGGCACGTCGGGCAAGCTTATGAAGAAGACCGGTAACGCCAAAGGCGGTACCGACCCTTACGTACAGGATGCCCCAGAACGTAGTAACGTCAAGGCAAAGGGCGGCGCTGCTTATGGTATCCGCACCTCGATGCCAGCATGGAGCGACCCGCAGATTGGGGCAACCCAGGGAAACGGTCGCCTGTTCACCTCAGCATTGAACCGCACAAAGCCAAACTTTGAAGCGGGAATGACTAACTACAACTAAATACGTTTAGACAAGAGCCCGCCAGCAATGGCGGGTTTTTTGTTTTCTGGCGTAATTATTTTGTCTCGGCAAGTTGTGGCATTCCGCGGTGTCGTGTGTTAGAGTGTAGGTATTGATAGCAATACTAAGGAGAGAGATGCTGATTGATGAGTTAAAGGCATTGGCCAAAAGGGCCGAGCTAGAAGGCTGTGTAGTAGGTGTCTGGGCTCAAACCCAAGACGCAGAGTTCCAGGCCGTGTTTGAAAGTCTACGAAGAAACACCAACGTAAACCTGACCCAGGTACTAGCAGCAGTTAAATCCCACAACACAGATTTACCCTTTAAACGCACTGCATTCACAAGCCACATGAGAGGCGCATGTCTATGTCCGACAGTCTAGCCAAAGTACTTAAAGAAATACTAGCGCAAGACCCGTACGCCCCACTGCCGTACAAGCGGGCAGAAAAACTTACAATCAAACCATCTACAATCACCAAGCCAAATAAGAACGACGGCTGGAAATTAGCCGCGCTTTTACCTGATACCCAAATCGGATACCGAGTATACGAAGACGGTTCGGTCATAGAGTTCCACGACGAAAAAGCCATTGACATTGCGATGCAAATTGTGGCATACGCTAATGAGCAGTTCGGCGTGGACACCATTGTAAACCTGGGAGATACCGTTGACCTACCGGCGCAGAGTCGCCACCATCAGGAAATCGCATTCCAGAACTCGACAAACCTCGCACTACAGCGTGCCTACGAATACCTGGCGCAACAGCGTGCAACCGTACCGGACGCAAAGATTGTGTTCCTCGAGGGCAACCACGACTGCCGCATTAATAAATATTTGAGCGAGAATGCACCTGCAGCCGTGACCATGAAACGAGCTGGTGAAACGCCAGATGAGTGGCCGGTCAATAGCCTCCCCCACCTGCTACGCATGGACGAGCTAGACATTGTATTCGCCAGCGGTTATCCTGCGGGAGAATATTGGCTAAACGAGAACCTACGGTGCATCCACGGCGACCGTGTTAATTCCAGCGGTAGCACCGCAATGAAATATATTAACTCGAACCACCACGTGTCTGTTGTATACGGCCACATCCACCGTATCGAGATGCTGTACCACACCAACCACACAAGCACAGGAGCCGCTAGGAACGCGGCGTTTAGCCCAGGATGCCTATGTCGTGTTGACGGGTCAGTTCCAAGCGTAAAGGGCGGAGTAACCCCAAACGAGAAGCCAGTAAAATACTGGGAGAACTGGCAGCAGGGCATCGGGTTTGCCTGGTACAAAGACACTGGCGAGTTTACCCTGTTATCAGTCCCAATCATTGACGAGTGGGCCGTGTTTATGGGCCGTGAGTTTAGGGCACAATCGCCTAAATAAGTTATTAAACTGGTGGTATGGCGGCCCCAAATCAAAATATACAGTCCTTAGGTGCCAATGGCATGTATGGCACCTACACCAACTACGGTGGTGGTGGTGTTGCAGTTGCACGTTCGGAGATGGACTTCCTACGCATGGGCGTGGGCCGAGAGCCGTCAGCGGAGTACCCAGACGGTTATCTAGGCACAATCCGTTCACGCCGTGACGACCGTGGTCGCCCAAACAGCGTATCTGAGCAGGTATTACAGGGCCTAAAGGTTCGCCAAACCCAGCGCGGATACCAGCGTGGTGTTCACCGTGGTGAGCGCATTGACCAGAACGACTACTACCTACCAACTAATTTAACCGCAGACCGCGGTATCAAACGCCAAATGGCTGCCGCCAAAAGAGGCGTGCCAGTTCCTCGATTTTCCCCAGCCTTCCTTTTGGCACCTGCTCCTCACCTTCCTAACGATGGTAAGGCTGGACCACTTGCTAAGTCAGACTCGCCATACCAAGTCAACCAGGTGCGCCAATCACAGCTCCGCAACATGAAGCCGGGCTGGAAGTAGTGGAAAAAGTAACCGTTAGTTGCCCGCATTGCAGGTCTGAAAGTAAGTACAGAGTTTTAGATAGGGATGCCATTCCTGCTGTTCCAGATACCTATGTTCAGACAGCCATACTAAACCATGAGTTGTCTGCTCACCCAGGCCGAATTGAAAAAAGAGCGTCTGCCATTTGGCACGGTAAGCCAGACCCATCGGGCGACCCCGTGACTGGCAGACTAGAAGATTTTACCCACGGAAAGGACCACAATGCCTAAGATTCCAGGAGGAATAGGAGCTGCCCTAGGAGGCGCAGCAGTCGCAGGTATTAAGAAGGCTAAAGAAGGCGGAACAGGCAAAGAGGTTGCCCAGGCTGCCGTTGCTGGCGCTGGAGTCCCTAGTTTTGGCGGCCGTAGAGACCAGGCAGTAGGCGCTGTTTATGACGCCGCTGCACCAGTAGTACGTAATGTGGTAAACACCGCCGTTCAGCAAGTAAGAAACCGCACCGCAGAATTTTTGCACGGCAGGGGAACCCCACCAGCCATAGGTCAAAAGGACCCAAATGCCTAATATTCCAAACGGTAAATATGGTTTCCGTGCCTGGGACAAGGCCGTTGGCGTCCCAGTTCAAGCAGCGATGCCGCCACAGGCGTACATTGGCCCTTTTGCGTCTAACCAGGAACGCTTACTAACCCAAGCAATGCAGGTGGCCCAGATGACCGCAGCAGAGGTGCAACAGTATGTTCGCCCCAACCTGCCACAAATTGAGTTGTTCCCAGACAGATACGGTTTTAGCCAGTTTGAATACGGTATTACCGACATTATCCAGGTTAGCGGCCGTTCTAGCCAGAGAACAGATTTCAGCGGGGCCCCAACTACGATGGAGTCTACCTCACGAAACACCCTAGGTCAGGTGTAAAATATTTAAATGGTTCAGTTAAATTTTGTAGACCCAACAGGCGATGGTACCGCGTACCCTACGCCATACCCAACTGACCTAAAGACAACCATCTACAACGGAAGCAAGGGTTGCGTCGATTGTGGAGTGATTATCAACCCCGCAGTAGCCCTACATTCAGACATATGCCAGCCGTGTTCACGGGGTAAGGCATCAAAACAACTATCTAACAGGATGGCGTAAGGAAAATAAAATGGCAGTTAACCAATCACGTTCAGAGAACGAAAGCCTACTAGAGGGCGCAACTGACGGTAAGTACCGTAAGGCACGCCCTAACACCCAGGTGCAGCCTGGCGCAGGTGACCAGACTGTAAAGGCAAACCGCGAAGGTCTACACCCATACTGGAACTATGGATTTGTAAACAGCGAAGACCCAAACAAGGTAAACCCAGGTAAGTAATCATGGCACGTAAAGGTAAAAGGGTTATTGGTGACGTAACCGCCAAGGCCCCAGGTCAAAGGCCTACAACTCGTAGGCAGACTAAGTCTGAAATACAGAAGGTCATTAAACAGGGTAAAAGGTATCAAGAAGACGTTGTTGAACTACCTACAGACCTATATGAGAACGTAGCCCCAGAGGCCACTGGCCAGAAAAAGTCTATGCGCGAAATCAACGCCGAGGCAAGCAGAGACTTCAAAAAAATGGAGAAAGCCGAGGGCGACCCATTTGCGTTAAAGTACCGTGCAGGTGCAAGGTATACGCCTACTAAGCGTGACGTTAAAAAGGGCGTAGTAGAAGACCCTAACGTGTTTAAAGGCGCTGACGCCCCACTACCTCGCGCTACCTCAAGACAGTTGACCTCGGCTTCTGCGGCTCAGAGAAGGCTAGATGCAGTCAAAGCAATTAGAGACACTGGCGGAAGGCCTAAAAAGAACGTTGTAAAGCAAGAGGAAAAAGACCGCGCCACCATCGGTGTAATATCCCAATACAGCGGAGGAAGCGGCCTAGACAGCCAGCGTTGTGCTACTCCAGGATGTAACAACAACACTTCAGAGATTACCTGTACAGACTGCACCGCTGCTGGAGACCCAGCGGGTAAGAAGTACACTGATGCCCCTCACGAGCGTGCTGTTCAAAGAACAGCGGTTGCCGCTAAATCAACATCTAGAAACGCCGAATTGCAGAATGGCCTAAGCCAGGGACGCGGCGCAGCAGCCTAGTTCCACTTTTATTATTTGTAGTTGTATGATAGGCTGACGGTCTATCTATTAGGAGCATTATATGAGCAACCCACTTGCCGAGCAAGAGCCACATTTTCGTCTTCTAGTCTGCCGTACCTGCTCGACCATCGAGGAACTACCAGGCGCTGACGAAGACCCAGGCGATGTCCTGCTGACTATTGCAGCAGAGCGTCACAGCGACACCCACTACGGAGTTCTATGGAACGTGCCAAAGGGTATCTGGATGGCCCCAGAAATGAAGAAGGCCGTAATCGAGCAAATCCACGACAAGGTGGGCTCGGGTCTTAACGCGTTTGGAACCAAGTTCTACGAGACTAAGAGCCAGTTTGCCGAGGACGCTATGGAGTGCTTTAGCCTGCACTTGCGCCCGAAGGGTCAATGCCCAGACTACAAGTCTGAAAAGAAATGGCTATCACCTAAGACTGAGCAAGAGCGCCGAGCCGCTGGCCTGCCTACCATCGGCAGTGGACCAAAGATTTACCTATGCGACTTCTGCCCAGTCAAATCCTTTAATATGCAAAAGCACAACGACCAGCAAGGACTATACACATAATGTCAGAGACACCAGAAATCCAAACCTACCCTACTGCCTTCCTTATGATTAAGGAGATTGACGGCACTTGGCGCGTAACCACAGACCTAGCCACCCCCATAACCGCAGAGGCACAGGCTACGCGCCTAGATATCCGTATCGGCTGCCAGGAAATCGCTAATATTATCACCCAGCAGGACATTGCGGCTAATGTCGTTACACTGCTGGTAGAAAACTTCTCGGCGGATAACCAGCGGGAAAGCGCCCCAACCAGCGATGATAGTACTAAGGCAAAATAACGTATAGAGGAGCCCAAAATGTTCATTGAGATGTCATGCCAATGCGGTGCTGCCGTCCAGATGGATGGGGTGAACGATACCTACACGATGTTGATGTCTAGCAGGTTTGCAAACGCGCATACAGTTTGTGGATACATGAGCAGTGCTGCTGATGAAACAGGAAAAGCCAGACGAGATTCAGTTATTAAGCCAAAGATTAAAAAAGAAGACAACGAGGAATAAATGCTACAACCGACGGAGACCTCCTACTTCAGCCCGCCGGCTGCAGGTTTGGACCCGCGGCTGTTTAGGAATGGCAAACTAGATTCGTCTGTGCGTTCTGCTATTTTGCAGTTGCTATTAAACCATTTAAATGCCTCGTATACAGCCGCAGACGGCTGGCTAACGGCTTGGCTGGCCGGTTCTGGTGTTTCATACCAATGGGCCGCTAATCGTGAGCCAGGAGACCTGGACTGCTTGGTAGGCATCAACTATCCAAGGTTCAGACAATCAAATAATAACTACCGCGGTCTTAGCGATAAAGAAATTGCGGAAATGCTAAATGAGGGGTTCAGGAACGACCTGCAACCGCTAACGGAGCTATTCCTTGGCACGTTTGAGCTAACCTTCTTTGCTATTGTTTCACCAACCATCCTAGAGATTAAGCCTTACGCCGCTTACTCATTGACCAACGACAACTGGACAGTAGCGCCAACTCCAATGTCACAGCAAGAAGTTCCTGAGTGGGACAAACTCGTTGACCGTGACAGAAGTGGCGTTATCGAGATTTTAACTAGGTTTATATCATCTAAAAACAAGTTCACCCAAGCAACCAACGAGGCTGTAAAGGCTAACGCCCGCTCGGAGATGCGCGTTGCGGCTTCACAGGCTTTGGCGCTGTATCAAGACATCCACGAAAATAGGTCTTCGGCATTTAGTTCAGAAGGCCAGGGCTACTCTGACTTTAATAACTACCGCTGGCAATCAAATAAAAGAAACGGCGCAGTTCAGGCATTGCGCGGCATAAAAAAAGAGATGGAACAGCAGTCCGAAGAGGCCACTAAGAGCACCTACGGCGTAGACCTGCCCGACACCAAGACCTTAATTAGACGAGCAGCAACTTACAAGCAATAACAGAAAGATTAAATCGTGGCAATAGTCGTATTTATGGACGGCGTTATCCGCTCTAGCAGTAGAACCCCTATTTATGAGGGGATTTCTCTATATAAGTCGCTCAACGTCAACGGCACAGTAATGCTTGCCTGCGATGAGCAGGACGAAGCGGTTCGCTGGTGTAAAGAGAACAACCTCAAAGAGGTTGACGGCTTTATCTCTAACGCCACGATAGGCGAATACGAGGACAAAGACGTATTAAAAGTCCAACACCAGCAGGCACAGGGGCCGCTGCATCTCGTTGTCACAGCCGATGTGGAGTTGGCTACCAAATTAATAGAAAAGGGCATTAAAACCCTACTATTCCTACACCCAATCTATTTAAACGCTAAGTTCAGACCAGACGGACGCAGCGGACGCAAGACCTGGGAAGCTCTGGTCGGAGAGTTAGACCGACAAGTAGACCTGATGATAGACGACAAAAGGATTGGCAACCAATGAAAATAGTTTATTTGGGCGCAGAAGTCCCTAGCAATCGTCTAATCCTAGAACAAGCACACGCAACCAGGATGGGAGTCAGTGTTTGGGGGCTAATGAAGCGCGGATTGCCTAAAACCAAGAAATATTTGCTAGAAAACTATTTTCTTGAGGGTGTTGAGGTATTTGTAACCCCTGGAATACCTGCGGCCGCTTCACTCAGCAGGGAAGAGTTAGAAGATTTTTGCGCTGACTATGAAACATTTATTGCCGAGAACCTAGATAGGATTACCCTATTTACCGAGGTAACCCACCCAGACCTTACCCAAGAGTTCATTGACCAGCAGCGAGCAACAGTCTGGGCAGAAGTTCCTGATGAGAAGTTTGCTGCAGTTTATACGGGTGGCGACCTAGAAAGCCTTGCTACTAGGTATTTAAATGTTTTTATCCACGGAAGTGACTACGAGGATAACGCTCGACTCGCAGCGCAGATGAGAAGCTACGCGGATAAGCATGGCACTCAATTCCACACCGCAGGGCTGGCTAAACCCGATTTAATACGTAATTCCCCATTTAAAACCATGGCTACTCTTGCTTGGCTCTCGCCAATGATGAGGGGCGAGACTATTGTGTGGCACGCAAACACTCTTACGCGATACCCAAAGCGTATGAAAGAACAGGCAAGAAGCCGATACAAAGCCGTATACGAGCAGGCAAACCTAGACTTTGATAAGATATTAGCCGATGACGCTGTTGAAATATCTAAATTAGCAGTATGGTCATATCTACAACTAGAAGCGTGGAGTAATAAAATGGAGTTAGTTACTAATAGTGACGATACACTACCCCCCCAAAAAGCGGAAACTACCCCACTTGATGTTACTAAGAGGGGGGTCGAACAGCGGAAAGTTCAGGGGCGAAATCCTGACGAAATGCGCACTTTGCCTGTCCTAAACATTGACTTTACCCGAGTAATCGAAACTGATGAGAACGGCATTGATGTAGTAAAAGATGTGCCTGTTGCCCGCTCAAGCGGTAGCAGTTTGCGCCAATGTAATACCTGTTTTGTAAAGGATAGTTGCCCTGCTGCCAAGCCCGACAGCGCTTGCGCATTTAACCTGCCAGTCGAGTTAAAAACTAAAGAACAACTCAAGGCTCTAATCAACGCTTTCCTTGAAATACAAGGGCAGCGGGTGGCTTTTGCTAAGTTTACAGAGGACATAAATGGTGGTTATCCTGACCCAAATGTTGGTCAAGAAATCGACAGGTTCTTTAAAATGCTGGAACAAATTAACAAATTAGACCAGTCAAAAGAGACCATTAGAATTACCGCTGAACGCTCTGGTGGCTCGGGAGTTCTCTCTGCTTTATTCGGTGATAGGGCGCAAGTTCTTAACGAATTACCTAATGGTGGCATGAACGAACAGCAGACAAATCGCATTATCGAGCAGATTAACCCCGAATAGAGTTAGTTACTAATAGCACTCTTTTTGACGTGAAATGGCTCTCTCTCAAAATCTCTCTCTTTCTCTCTCAAAATCTCTCTCTCAAAATGGCTCTCTCTTATTTAACTCTCTGAAATCTCTCTCTCAAAACCCTTCACCGGCAGCAACAGGCCGCTGCCGGTAGATGAGCAGGCTATGGCAGAGGCCAGTAATAAGGCAAATTGTATGGTACTTCACTAAATAATTGCCCGTAGAAAATAGGGTCTTTGCGAATTAGATTGCTCTGGTGCGAGATATGTAGGGCAGGCTCTCCCCACCATCTCGGGAGTTCTCTCACTTGGTTCTCCAAGTTATCTCTTATCTCTCGCAGTCGAGGCAGGGTTGTATCTTTGTATCCTCTCGCTATCCACTCCTCACACATGGCTATTCCGTAGTCGGCTAGGACTACCTCATGCCCCTCCCACATTTTGACTGCGGGGTGGTTGCGCCAGCCGTGGCTGACCCCTGTGAGGGTGTGGAGTATCTGTAATGTTTCTATCCGTTGCTTACCAAGCCTGCGATAGTCCAGCACTTCGGCTGTTTTTGCTAGGTTGGGATAGGGCAAGAAAGTTTGTATGATAACGCCTCTCTGCTATGACCACTACATCTTGTGGTTAGCCCTAGCCTATACCACTACATCTAGTAGTCAAACTACGGCGTGTCGCAACCCGCCTCAATGTCGGTGGGGGGTTCGCAGGCGGCTCTCAAATGGCTCTGGGTTCTCTGGTTAAATAGGTAATTCGGTATTTAATTTTGCGGGCTTTGGGGTTCGCAGGTGGCATACAAACCCTCGCCGCAGGTGGATTTTAATACCTAATTACTATTTAATTCTCTCGCACTCTTGCTCTACGAGTGCCAGCCGTCAGCAAAAAAATCACGCGTAAGTCTGCTGGTAGGGTGTTTCAGGTAGCAAAAAAGGCGGTCATTTCTGACCGCCTTAATGCTTTATTGCTATTTAGTTGTCGCCCAAGTTCTCAACTACTGAGATTATCTCGTCAGAACCGCCGTTAGTTTTCTTGTAGAAGTCAGGCAGTTCCTCGGGGTCAAGCACTCCCTCTTGGAGTTGCTCAATTAGTTCCTCAGCCTGCTCTTTGCTGTCGGCGCTAAAATAATACCAGCCGTATTCCTCGTTGCTAAATCCAACTCTGAATTGTTCGCTCATTTGTTCACCCCCCCACGACCAGATAGATACCCTGCCTCGTAAGCATTACGGCAGGTCTGGCAGAAGTCAAGTTCATCAACTTCATCAACTTCGTATCCGCAGTTGTCGCACATTAGGATAGCCATTTTATTTATCCCCCAATTCCTCGGCGAGCCAGCCCTCTAAGGTTTGTGATAGAAACATAGCCTCGTCAGAGTTGTCGTAGCGCTTGGCGACCTTTGCCATTAGTTCTGGTGACGGCTTGATTGCCTCGTAGTCGTCAGCATACTCGTCAAGGTCAGGGTAATACTGTAAGTCCTCTGCCGTAAAGAGCGCACCGATAATAATTTCGGCAGGGTCTAGGGCGCTAAGGTTCTTGATTAGTTCGCCTACTGTTTGCGGTTTGTAGTTATCCATTTAGTTATCCTCGGTTTCCTCGTCAGGTGAATAGTCGGTTTCATCTTTGACCCAATCCGCTACGCTTTTGTATCGGTGAAGTGCTAGGTCAAGCATTGGTGAGTGTTCGCCACTAAACAAGGTTAGTAAGCACCAGTCGCAACACTCGCTAACTGGGGTGCTAGTGGTAGCACCGCAGTCCTCGCACTCGTAGTCTGGTTTAATAGGCTTGCCCATTATCGTCTCCCTTTTACGTTGTGGCGCACGACACTCTTGGCAACTTTAACAAGGTCGTTAGGGTTGCCGATTATTTGTAGGTCGTGAGCGCCGTGTCTCATGTTTTCCAGTTCCTCGGCGTTGTTCATAATGCGCTTGATGTAATCCTCATGCCCTAAAAATACGATAGAGGTATAAACTCCGTTGTCTTTTAGTTTCTTAATAATTTGGTCATTTTCGTTGTGATTAAATGCGCCGTCAGTCAGCACAAAGACCAACCTCGTTTTAGCAGTTGATAAGCCCATTATGCGCTCGGTTTCTTTGAGCGCAAGCGAGGGGTCAGTTCCACCAGCGCTTTCGACCATGCGGATTTCAGTTGCTTTCGCTTTCTCGTCAGCGGTGTAGAGCGTGCGAGATACATCACCGAACGTCATGACCGACACCCTGCCGTTGATTTTCTCAACGGCACGCTTGATTGCCCAAGCGCTACGGCAGACTGCGCCTATCTGTGTCCACATAGAGCCTGACCTGTCCATGAGGATACAAGCCTCAATGTCGTAGTCGTCATTACCCATTACCCAACGATTAAATAATTTGTTGATGTCGTTGATGTCGGCGTTCATGGCACGCTGAACGTTCAGTTTGCCTGTTGGCATTTCGGTAATCCAAGCAGGGTCGCTGTCGATACGCAGGCGCTCTAACTCTTGGGCGAATAGACGACTAGCCAAGACCTCGGACTGCGCTGGTTCTTGCTTAGTAGTCCTAGCAACTCCAAGAATAGACTTGGTTGAGTTATCCCTAGCGATAGCGCCGACTGTATCCCTCACCTTTTGTTTGAGTGACTTATCAGCCTTAGCACGCTCGGACTGCTCTTGGGCTTTATCAACAAGTTCCTTAGCAACCTCGTTAAAGTGCGAGTTGTCTTTGCTGATTTCGCCTGTGTTGGTATCGCCACCCTCGCCGATTTCTGGGAACGGACTTACGCTTTCCTCGCCGTCTTGCTTATCAAGTTCGTCTTGGGCTTTCTCACTCTGGGGCTTGCCGTTTCGCATGAGAGGTCGGTGACTACAACCTGTCGGGCTACCGCCGTGACCGCCGTGACCCTGACCGCCAGACTGTTCCTCTGGCAATAGATTTACTAAGGTCGTGATTAGTTCCTGCGCCCGAGTGTAATCCCGAGGGAAAATAAGTTTGCGATACTCTGCCATGACTTCGTAGATAGCCCTCGCCCTGTCCTCGCCATACTTATCAGCGTAAAGGCGTGCTGATAGCGCTCGGAGTTCTCGGTCAAGATACATACGACCAGCCAGCAGGTAGAACGCCTCGCCAAGTTGCTCGGGCTGTTCGACAATGTAATCGCTTATCAAGACTGTTAAGAACGGCTTAACGCTCGGATACTTAATCGTGAGCAGGCGCTCGGCTCGGCTGTCCTCTAAAATGTTAAAGGCGGTCAGCCTGCGCTGTTCTGCCAATTCCTCTACCTCATGGTCGTAGTTAAAGGGTTCTGTTTTGCCAGTTACAGGGTTGTATCGGTAAGTTTCTACCTTAACAGTTTTACTAACCTTTTCCATGACCCACTTGCCGAGCGCTGTGCCAATGCGAGGGGTGAATAGCAGGTGCGCTAGTTCGTGATAGTTAAGTCCATGTAGCGACCTCACAGTTTCATCATCAAGGTCTTTGATAAGCGTGGCATTAAACGTAATGTTCTTGCCGTCATTGTGAGCAGGTGCGCTGGCTTGGTCGTCATTGAGAAAGACTTGGACAGGCAGGTTGGTCAAAATGCGGTCTGCCTTTTGGTAAATGGCACAGGCGCTATCAAGTTTATTATTCCTGATAATCAGATACTCGCCACTTTTCATCTGCCGAGCGTATTCCTCTGCCCGCCAGACTTCTCGCAGTTCCCAATAAGCCTGCTGACGTTCCAAAAAGACTTCGTTGCGGTCACGACCAGTTTCGGCAACAATCTTGTCTAGCGCTGAGTGACTGTAATCCATGTCTGCCAAGAGGTCAGCGTTTTCACGTTCCCACTCCGACCACTTTTGCCAAGCCTCGCCGTTGTCGTATTCTACGTTTTTGCGTATGTGTTTAGCCATTTTATTAAGCCTCGTCACTCTGGGTAGGGGCGGTCTTGATTGTGATACCAAAGTCGCTGGCGATACCAGACTTGGCGGTGTCGAAAACTAACTTGACTGCCTCACGTTCATCATCAGAAAATCCATTGACGTAAGAGGTGACGGCATAATCAAGCCCAACGTTCTCAACGTTTCGGCAGAACGACATAAGCCCTCTGGTCGATACAGGCGTATCAAGTTCGCCCTTGTGCGCTTGGTCACGGAGTTTTTGGGCAACGTCAAGCAACGAGGCGCTCTTAATAAGTTTCTTTTCGATTGACCTGTCGTAGTCAAACTCCAACTTGTGAGCAAAGCGGTCTTTCCATGCTTGGTTCATTGGGCGACTGCCTCGGTAGTTCGGGTTGTGGTCGCCGATTACAACGAGGTCAGGGTGCGCCTTGATTACCTCGCCACCATTTTCGAGCAACTGGATTTCACGCCTGTCGTCAAGCAGTCCAAATAGGACTGTGGTAATTCGCTCTGGCATAAAGTCAATTTCGTTGAGCAAAAGCACTCCACCATGCCTAACGAGGTCAGTCACAGCGCCGTCTTGCCACTTAAATACGCCTGCCTGTTCGGTAGGTGTCCAAGCGCCGAATAGGTGGCTTGGTTCTAGCCCAACGTTCGCCGAGATGTTGTAGTAGCGATACTGACGAGCGCTTGCCCATGCCAAGATACACATGGTCTTACCCGAGCCAGCGTGACCTCGGATTAGAACGTTCTGCTTATTAGCCTTAGCAACGTCAAGTATGTCGAAGTCGGTCTTTCCATTTACGACTTTGCGGTTCAGGTAGTCGTCTGCCCATTTCTTATCTGGGATACGAGCAAGTTCGACCTCTGCCTTGCGAGGTGCTGATACGGCAGGAATTGGGGCTTGGGCGATTGGGGCAGGTGCTACCTGAATAGGATTGCTAACCTCTTGCGCTAGGACAGGGTAAAAGGCGCTTTCCATAACAGGCTGATTAACTCCGATAGCCGTAAAGGTAATAGGGTTGCGTAGTCTGCCGTCACTAATGTAGGCGTTCAGTTCAGGGTCGCCTGCGAGCAACTGCTCAATGACCTCGCCTGCGATTTCAGCGTGGGCGATAGGGAACGCCTCATTAGCAGGCTTGCTTTCTACGGCAAGCAACTTGACTGCTAGGGCGGTGACGTTGCCGAGTTCAGCGGTTGCTACATCTCGGGCGCTGATTAGGACTGCCTTTGGTTCTGACGTGATAAGGGTCGTTGGCAATTCATCAGTCGTCTTGACTGACTGCCAGCGCTGACCACGACCTCTCTGACCATTGGATAGTCGGTGAAACATGAGGACTTCGGTGTTGGTCGGGATAATGAGAGTTTGCTCTTTGCCACTCTCAATCTCGCTCTCAATCATTAGTGCTATGGACATGGGCGGTATTCTCGCTTTCTGGTATTTAGGTGTAGGCGGTTGCCTGCCCTCAATTCTAAGCACAGCACCAGACATCTAAATAGGGTTTTGCCCATTTGTTCACCTATTGTTCACCTAAATCAAAGCCACCTGCTACGCCAAACCAAGCGGAAAAAATTGGGCGCTTGGTCAATTCGACCACTAACTACTCATAGAGATACCAATAGAGATAGATAAGCAGTCTTGTTTAGTTGTAGCAGACCTACCCACAGCCTTAGTTACTAATAAGTTTGGCAACCTGCTCTACATCTGGGCTTATCCCTGCGTGGTTAATAGGGCTATTAAGGCAGTAGCCTAGCCTCTCTCTTTAATAGGCTTATTAGGCTCTTTCCGCGCTCGCGGTGGCGAAGCC